TAGAACCAGCCTTCTTCATTGCTTTTGTTACAATGCATACATTTCTTCATAATCAATCCCTTTAGGTTTTGAGGGCCGCCTTTTTTTGACAGCCCTCACAGTACCTATTACTGTTATCCTTATGTATTCGGATTAAGCACTTGCTGACTCAACAAGAACGACTGTTCCAATAGCAACTGGAACATATCCGCTTAGATGCCAATTCACACCGTCACAGATAAGAGTCATTCTTAAACCTTCAACGCTCTGAGAAACAGAGCCGTCTACAGTTATTTTTGAGAGCCCGTCAAAGTCATCTACTGTACTATTAGCCGCACCTGTAACAACGTAACCATATATATCAGTTCCGTTTGCTCCAGTTGTTATGCTAAAGTCTGCATCATCGTCACAGTTAACAGTAAAACAAAAGTCGTAGCTACAACCTGCTATAGCATCGGATGCCGTTGGCAAGGTCAAAGCTACGTTATTGTCTTCTGTGGACATATCTACAGCAAAAAGAGTTCCAGACTCAGCCGCAGTCAGTGTTCTTGTCACTGCCGCAGAATTGTCTATCTTTTGAAACGCTTTTTCACCAGTTTGGAAACTTGAACTATTTGCGTTTAAACTAGCTGTTTTCATTATCTAACTCCTTAATCGTGTTCTAAGTTAAACAAAGCATGAGACTCAGAAAGACTTACCTCTAAACCGGCTTCGGTTAGAATCATGTCTTTTCTCAAATCCTCATCAGCACCTTGAACGTTGGTCATAACCTGTGTATCACGGTTAATTCCATTTCCAATCAAAGGACGATAAGCAACTTGACTCATGTCAGCCATTAGCATGTATCCAGCCGCAATTCCTCTGAAAAGTGGCTCTTTAACAAGATTAAGAGTACCGTGAATAGTATCAATTACCATTACGGAGTGACCGAAAGCACCATCCCTAGTTGTCATGTCAATTCTGTAATTATTAGCAGAATGACCCATAGAAGCATCTAAGAATTTTCCATCGCCTAACTTGTTAAAAAACGTAATCACTGGTAAGGAACACAAGACTAGCTTGTCAGAAGCACCACCACGAGCAGGGTCAAAGATTACTTCAAGATCGCTAAGCAATCTATCGTAAGTCATTTCTGCTTGTGCAACGCTTCGATAGTATGAACTACCTGAGCTATAGCTAAAGTCAGCATCGTTTACAGTTGGATTTACATTTTTAAGGATGTGACCTACAATTCCTTCAGAGTATTGGATGCCACCTTGGCGAGCTTTTTGACCAAAGAGCATAGCTCTTTCAATGTCAATTTTATGCTCACGTAGTTTGTCAGCCCATAACCTGCTCCACTCGTCTGCATACCCACGATAGCGAGTTGCATACGCTGTGTTTGTCATCTCAGCGGCTGTCTTAAAAATCTGGGTATACCCATAATTATCTTCAAGCTCTGTTGAGAAAACGTCAGGAGAACCAGAACCTTCCTCAAAGGAGGTGCCGATTATCTGAGCTTCATCATTATCAGCAAGAACATTGTACCCAGAAACGTTTGCGTTTGAGACATCAATAATCTTACCTGTGAATGAAGTTTCGCTACTACCATGTGTTACTGCTGAATCAACACGAACGACCACTTGTCCAATCCCAACATCCCCTGTGCGAGATGCAGTTTGAACAGCGATAACCATTCCTTTTAACAGATAATCAACAGAGGCTCCACCAGCAGTGTCAACAGTAAACGCATAAGACGTTCCCGCAGACACAGCAGAACCACCGTTAACGGCTCCTTTCAAAAGAAGGGAGCGGTCAGTAAAGTTGATCTTGTTACGATTTTCCAAATAACGAAATACTGGATCATCGGTAGGTGCTTTGGCTACCTGAGAAAGATACACAAAGAATGGAGATTCTTCAGGGGCTAATTCTGCTACCCTGTCTCCAAAATTAAATATCCGTCTCCTATCAGGAGCCTGACCTACACCAGCAGAGGAAGTAGAAGCTGTGATATCACTGGACTTTAAAGTACCAGTATTGTATGATATTGCCATTTTATTACCTCTTGGTTTGTGGTTTGTTTTTTATTTCACGGTAACCGCAAAGAGCCGCTATTCCCCATGACGGCATCAAAAATCTTATCAGTATCATTTTTTTGTGATGTCTGAGGTTGACCTTGAAGAACGCCAGCAGTTCTAGGGGCTTGTTTTGCCGCATTTACCGCTTCCATTGTATCGTTGTTAGCAACGGATTGTCCGTTTTGCATCTGCCAAAGTTTAACTAGATTGTTCAAACCTACTCTCTCTTTAGGCTGTGTCGTAAACTGCAAGAACTCTTGAATGTCACCATCGGACATTTTATAAGTTCCCCTCAGTTCATTCACAGTGTTTTGCATTTGCATCTCAGCCTGTATCTGTTGCTGTTGTTGGGATAACGCAGATTGCAATCTCTGTTGTACCAGATTCTCTATCTTGTTATTAACGTACCGTCCTGATTCAGAGTTTTCATCTGTAAACGCATCCCAAGGATTAAAATCATCCTTCCCGACACTAGTTTCGTTTTGCTGTTGAGCTTGTGGTTTAGCTATACCGTTTTCAAGTGCCTGTACCAAGTCAGGCCTCTGCTCTAATAACTGAAGTATTTGTGCTCCTTGTTGTAATCTTGCATTTTCAGCCTGTGACCGATCATACATAGATTGGAACTTCTTAGCCTCAGCTTCATAATCTATTAAAGTAGCTGTTTCTTGTACTGGTTCTTGAACTTGCTCTGGACTCTCAGGCCCAGCTTGCTGATTTACGATATCTTCCACGAAATTCTCATCAGTTACGACTTGATCGTTTTGGACATTTACTTCCTGTTGTTCTGTTGTAGACATAGTTTCTCCTTAGATGTCTTTAGGCTTCTGGAGTGGAACTGACTTTTCTCTGTACATCTTTGAGATTGCTAGCCAATTTCTCCACCTCAAGCTTCACCTCGTTTTCTAGTTTTCCACGTTGTACCCTTCTATCAGCCTTAGACTCGGAATTGATCTCGCTCAAACGTGATTTAAACTTCTCAACTTCGACTCTCTTTCTATCGCTGACAGATTCTCTTTGGGCTGTCTGCAAGTCACCTTGCAAATTCTTTATCTGAGCATCCATTGCCTGTATCTGCTGTTGCATCAACTGCTTCTCTTCTGTTCTCCTCATAATACCTTCCTTATCAAATAGCTCAGGATTCTTTTTCAATACTTCATAACGGTCTACAATACCCATCTGGAACGCTTCTAGATATACAGCAAGTTCTGCATATTTACTAGATGGCATTGTTGACCCCGGTTCAATTCTTACATCGTGCTGGTCTAGTATGTGCCTTTCTTTCTTCAGGTCTAAGATCGCCTGAGATACATCTGTATAGAAGTTTGCCATAACCTCTGTGATGTTGTTATTTGGCTGTGCCAGTCTAAAGATCTTTTTGTAGGTATAATGACCTTTTGACAGGTTGTACAAAACCTTACCCAATTTGTTAATACTAAACTCTATATCTCGAAGTTTAGACTTTGGTCTTTCGCTACCTAACGCTATCATTCTTTCTGTAGCTCTCATGGTCTCTGGAGCTTTTTCCGCAAATCCATGCATCATTTCCGGTAGTCCAAATATAAAATCTATATAAAACTCTGACTGCTGTATCAACCTATAGAACTCACCAGCAAGTGGTTGAGGAGCAGGGTAGTGCGGTTCGCCTTGGGATGAATCTACTTCAATGACTGCATTAGGGTTGGCCCAGTCTTTTTCAAGTTGATCTATATCGTCCACACTACCCAAAGGTACTAAAAGCTTTAATCCTGCTGATGCCTGCGCATGAGATAGCGCCAAAGACCATAACTTATTTAGAAGTCTTTGCATTGGCCTAGCCCTAGATACATCAGACTTTGGATATGGAGTACCAGTCCAAATGTTTGGAAGTGGTATGATTGGGTACTCGTCTGTATTTAAAATCTGTTCATACAACACAACCTCTCCCATTGATGCACATACCTTTACCCTAGTCTGTAATACCTCTATAGCTGTAAATGCACCAATCTCAAATGCTTCTGTGTTTTCCTGATAGAACTTGGCGTACTCTTCTTGAGACAGAATGTCTTCATCCTGTGTCTGCATGTCAATGACCCTGTAGTAAGGAACCTTGACTTTATAAAATCTTTCTAATACCTGATACTTTTTTACCTGATAATAATCTTTATCCTTTACGTCTGCTGGTGTAAACACCACCATTGAATTTTTATTTTGTGATGCTGGGTAATCTTCTTCATCATAAGTAAACCCAGAGATATCATTTATGAGTCCCGGTATGGTTTCTCCAGTAAGTGGGTCTTGTTTATCTGCTAATTCAGGGTAGAGGTTGACGGCTTGTTCTCCCGTTAGGATGGTGGAAAGGATAAGACCATCCGAATCGCTAAACCAGCGATCTCTAGAGCTGGGAGATGCGTATACTCTAAACGGGTCAACATAAGTGAACTTAACGTCACCTCTACCGAAATCTGATTCTGAGTCAATATAGGCATACAGATACCCCATGCCGGTAGTAGCATAATCCTGTATTGCCTGTTTCATCTGCCAGTCACCATCTGAGTTTTGCCACACATAACCCATGACCGTTCTCCACAATGTAGCAACCTGTACATCGGAATCTTCTCTAGGGGTTATCGTAAACGCTGGTGGTCTGGATGTTAATACTGCTTTAAACTTTTCAATAGCGGCAGAGATCCTATCCATTGGTATGTCTGCCTGATTTCTCTGAGACAACTCATCAGATTCATCTTGACTAAAATGATTCCCAAGATAAAAGTCAATATCCTTACGAGCCTCTGTGTCCCAGTCAGATCTTGAATCACGCCATTGGCGATATAGCTCTTCATTATAGGAAGCTCTGGGGTCTTTATCCATATTATTTTGAATAATAAGGCATGAATTCTATTACCTTTCCGTTCATGCCATTTTTAGGTTGTGACATTGGCCCCATGCCCATCCTCATCATGTCTAAAGCTCTAGCATTAGCGGAATCACGAGACATAGAAACCATTTTAGTTATTAAATCTGCCTCTTCAGATGGAACCGCAAACTCTCCCTGTGTAAACTGTTGAGCTGACATATCTGGATTATTTAATAAACTTTGAAGCTTTATTAACTGTAAGGACTTTCTAGCACTGTCTACAGTATTCATATTAATACTATCCTGTAAAGCCGTAGCTTGATCACGAGCTACCCCAATACCACCAACCATTTGTGAATCAGCCATTCTCATGTTAATACTATCACTTAGCTGACGATTCATTGCCTGTCCCATCATTTCTGGTGGCAATGTCGGGCCTATCATGCCACCGTCTTGAAAACCTAATAAGCCCATAAGTCCTTTCTTGCCTTCTGGCTCTGCGGCTTCTGGGTTTAGTATTTGCTGTACCATTTCAAATGAAATAGAGTCCTCTGGCATTTTTACGGCTCTTTGCATTGCTTTTTGACGAGCAGTTTGAGCACTTAGGCTTGGTTGAGGTCTATGAGATTCACCTAAATAATACCTATTTCCATCTTCGGTAGGCATTTCATAAATAGCTTGCATCATACCTTCAGGGGTTCTATTCATTCCGTATATGCTACCACCATTTTCATAGCCAGTTAAACCACCTTGTTGGTAGCCTTGAATAAACTTAGGAACACTACTCTCAGGGTCATTAAAATCTACCTGACCTAACCCTCTTCTTCCAAATATCCTAGCAAACTCATTTGGCCCATAGGCATTAAGAAAATTCATAAGGTCTACATCGCTTAACTTAGCATCCTGAACTGGAGCTGGTCTTCTCATTTCATAATCAACATCAGGGTCTAGCTCTATTAGTCTTGGCCCACGAGATGTATAACTCATTCTTTGAGGCATTTGTTCATATAAATCTTCTTTTTTGGCATTTAACAAATTCAATAAACCTTGAACAGCAGATTTTTGTACACCCCCACCATTTTGATAGCCGTACATTTTTTCTTCTACCATACCACCACCAGCATAAGCATCTACCATGCCTCCAGTTCCCATTGGTTTTGGCCCGGCTTGAACCATGCCACCACCATACATTCCTTTCATATTTTCAATCGTAGCTCTTGCTATGAGGTTGTCTATATTTGAGTGACCTCCTTTTTCTGGCATATTGTTTATCATGTTCAGCATGGGTACTCCTATCATATCTACTGCCTCTTTACGGATCACAAACTCTCCGGGGGTTAGTATTGCTTTTACTGTATCTGTAGTTCCGGGCATTATTCTTTTATCTCAAAGTGTGGAAAATCATCAAATCTGTTGTCTTTTACTTCCCATCTCCCTTTCTCTTCATACATATCCCAATTACCGCCCCATCTTATTTTAATGCCCATGCTACGAGCAATGCCAATAACGAACCCGGCAAAGAGGGTCTGCCTCTCCCTGTCCTCCCAATCCACAGGATAAGGGGTAACGTCAACGGCTTTAGAAGGGTTAGAATTATGCCGGCCATTAGGATACTTGACCTTAGTACGCTTTTCATCATATAGTTTATTTTGCCTTTCCTTATTTCTATATCCTTCCAAAATAGAGCAATCCACATGTTTGATCACTTCATTAAACACGTCCTG